AGAAGATGGGAGAATCTAACTTAACAGGAAGATTTGATTCCGAGTTTAGCGAGTTTATTTCTCGTAAATCTGAATCTATTGATACTCTAAATCTAACCGATGAAAATATTGCAAAAGCATATGCACAATTTAAGGCTGAGAAAGAAGAAGCAAGAGCATACGATTTGATTAAGAATCAATTTGAAGCAAGATATTCTGCAGAAATGGTGACTGAAAAGGAAACTATTGCTAAGGAAAAGTATAACGCAAGTGAAGAGGTTAGCGCACTACGAAATGAATTTACTGAACTACGAAAGGCATTAACATCTAATAACAGTGTTATCGCAAAGCAAGTAGAAGCAGCAAGTACTCCAACAGGTCTAAGCGAGGATGTAATCTCTAAGATGCAAAACATCCACGAATTAACATGGGATGAAGTGAACGAATTAGTCCGAGAGGTACAGGGCTGATTCTCCTTAAGGGGAATTAAAAAATAAAGGAAGTGAATATTATGGGAATTAATCAAATAAGAACAATACAAGATTTAGAAGCCGCAACATATGGAAATATGGGTGGTAATGATATAATGAAGGCATACGGAATTGGTGCAGGTGTGAATACAGGTATTCATACTGATTCAAGTTCAGGTGCTTTTAGTACAAATGCTTTATACAATTTGGTATATGGGCAAAAGGTTTGGTCTATGCTAAACCGAGAAATTAACGCATTTGCTATGCTACCTAAGAAACCTTGGTCTTCAAGTGGTTGGAGAGTAATGATTGAGCGAGCATTAGGTGGAACAGGTGATGTTCTTTCTATTACTGGCGGAACAGGACAAGGTTCAGTTACACTTGATGATATTGGTGGAGTTACAGAAAATGCAACTTTCACAACAGGTGCAACAGGACAATTATCCCCAATCGCACCAAAGTATACTACACTATTCGTTAGTCCAAAAACTATTGCACATCAGTTTGAAATTTCAGAACTTGCTGCTGCTATGGCTAAGATTGATGATGGTATTGGTGATATTATGGCCGCATACCGAGAAGAAGTTGGAGTTACTCACGCAGAAATGATGAATCATATGCTATTAACACCTCTTGAATCTAAGAGTGATGGAAGTGGTGCTGCTGTTGGCGCAAATAATTTAACCTCTCTATATGAAATGGTTACATCAAAGGCAGAATTAGAACATGCAGATGGTGGAAATTTGTTTGTCGGTGCATTACCAACAGAAATGAAGACTCTTTATGGGAAGGATAGAACTGCTGCTGGAAATGAATGGATGGATTCATATGTAAGTTATGGAGATTATACTTCATCAGGAGTACGAAGACCTCTAACTTTGAATATGCTAAATACTGCTCTACGAGAACTACAAATTCGTGGTGCAAGTCCAAAGGTTATTCTAACAGGATATGATACTACTCAAGCATTGGGTGAATTACTACAATCACAAGAAAGATACATGGGAAGAACAGAAGTTCTACCTACTCATAATGGTATCAAGGGTGTTAAGGGAAGAGAAGTTGGTTTCAAGGTTGCAACATACCATGATATTCCAATCATCCCTTGTAAGGAAATGGGCAGTACAGGAAATGGTTCAGGTCTAAGTGATATATTTATCTTAGATACAGACCACCTACACTTTGCTACTCTAAAGCCTACTGAATACTTTGAAACAGGAATTGATTCCGGTGACCCTTTCAGTGTTGATGGTTTGAGAAACATGGGAATGTACCGTACTATTGGTGAAACTGTTTGTACTTTCTTGAAAGCACAAGGTAATATTACTAACCTTTCTTGAGGTGATTAATTTGACAGTTACAGTAACATTATTAACAGACCACTTAGGTTCTAATAGACCTAAAGTGATGGGTATTGAATATTGCGTTGATGCTGTATTGGATATTACTTCTTATACCCCATTAGGGGAATTGGTTGATGCTTCGGATTTGGGATTGAGTACTATTTCAGCAGTATTGATTACAGGAATTGAAAACGGTTCAACCCACGCTTTAGCAATTGATACCGATGCAGATGGCGATTATGCATCTTCTTCTACATTTAAGGTTTTATCAACTGATTTAGATGGTACAAATGCTGAATCAACACCTACTGCAAATGTTGGTTGTGTAAGAGTTCGTGTTTGGGGCAACCTTTGAGGTGCTTTAAATGGCTGAAGTAAGATACACATTAGGTATGTGTCGTATATACGGTAGAGAATATCATAATGTTTGGACCGAAGTTAATCCACAAGTACTTCATAAAATTAGAGGTGCTGAAGGTTGGGAAATTCGTGAAGAAGCAGTTGAAGAAACCGTTGAAGAAGTAATTGAAGAAGTAATTGACGAAGTAGTAGAATTAACTGCATTGACAAAGAAGGCTCTATAATCTCTATGCGATGAACAAGGTCTTGAATACAAAGCATTTGATAACAAGGGAACACTAATTTCTTTGTTGGCTGATGAAGAAGAATAAGTAAAAC